CGCTGCACCAGCGGCTGCCGCGCCCGCCGCGGATGACGAGGATGAACCCGGCCTCATCGTCCCGCTGCCCGAGGACTTCGACGCCAAGGTCAAGGCCAACGCCGACGCGATCGCCGAGCTGCGCGCGAAGAACCGCGCCGGCGAGATCAGCGCCGAGGAGTACGACGAGCAGCTCGACAAGCTGAACGACGAGAAGGCCGACCTGCGCGCGATGCGCTCCGACCACGATGCCAGCGTGCGGGCCGAGCAGCACCGCGCACAGCAGCAGTGGCAGCGCACCATCCGCACCGCTTTCAACGCCGCCAAGGGCGAAGGCATCGACTACGCCGCCGACGAGGAGAAGCGCAACGACCTGGACGGCTTCGTGAAGATGCTTGGCGCGCGGCCCGAGCACGCTGACAAGTCGATGTCCTGGTTCCTCGCCGAGGCGCATCGCCGCGTGCTCGCGCTGCACGGTCTCTCTGGCAAGACGCCAGCGCCTGCGGCCGCCGCGCCTGCCCCCGCTGCGGCGAAGGCCACCGCCGCGGCGGCGCGCAAACCGCCGGTGGACGCGGTGCCGCAGACCCTCGCGCACCTGCCCGTCACCGACAACGCGGCCACGGAGGTGACCGACGAGTTCGACGAGCTCGACAAGCTCGACGGCGAGGACTACGAGGAAGCGCTGGCCCGCAAGCCGGCCGCCTGGCGCGAGCAGTACCTGCGCGCTTCCTCGCAACGCACCCGCGGCAACTCGCGGTTGCAGTGACCGACGGCAGCAGCACCATCTACTTCGATCTTGCTGCGGGCGACCGCATCGAGATCGAGGGCTGCGTGCACGTCGAGATGCAGGGCAAGCATGGGCGCCACGCGCGGTTGAAGGTCGTGGCGCCCCGCTCGGTGCGGGTGCAGCGTGGCGAGCCCGAGAAGCGGCCCGCTGAACCGGCTACCGGACCCGCACCCAACATCGCAGACTAGCGCCCTGAGCCGGGGGAACCCGGCCCTCTCGGGTTGCGCAGGAGTGCTCCCTACCGTGGTCAAACCCATAGGAAGCACTCCCAAATGGCCCGTACTGTCGTCGGCGTCAACGACGCCAAAGCCGTCAAGCGCTACGGCGGCGCCCTGTTCCTGGACATCTCCCAGCGCGCCTACTGGCGGCAGCGCTTCATGGGCAAAGGCGCCGAGGCCGAGGTCCCGGTCCAGATCCTCACGGACCTGGAGACGGACGCCGGCGAGCAGATCACCTACGACCTGCTGGCCGAGCTGCGCATGGCCCCGATCGAGGGCGAAGACAACCTCGAAGGCAACGAGGAAGCGCAGCGCTGGTACTCGGATTCGATCTACGTCGACCAGGCCCGGTGCGGCGTGAACACCGGCGGGCGGATGACGCGCAAGCGCACCATCCACAACCTGCGCGAGAAGGCCAAGCGGCAGCAGGCCTCGTGGTGGGCGCGGCTCGAGGACGAGCTGATGTTCATCTACATCAGCGGCGCGCGCGGCATCAACGCGAACTTCCTGGTGCCCACCGGCTACACGGGACGCGCGAACAACTCGCTGGCCACGCCCGACACCAACCACGTGCTCTACGGCGCGGAGCTGGACTCGGCAGGCCTGGAAATCAACGGGGCGACCGCGTTCAACAACATCGACGCGGCGGACAAATTCTCGCTGCGCCTGGTGGATCGCGCGAAGACCAAGGCCGACAGCCAGGGCGGCGGCGCCACCGGCATCCCGGTCCTGCAGCCCTGCAAGATCGACGGCAACGAGACCTTCGTGTGCGTCATGCACACGTTCCAGGAGGACGATCTGCGCGCGCGCACGCAGACCGGTCAGTGGCTGGACATCCAGAAGGCCGCCGCCACCGCCGAGGGCCGCAACAGCCCGCTGTTCAAGGGTTCGCTGGGCATGTACCGCGGCTGCATCATGCATTCGCACCGCAACGTGATCCGGTTCAACAACGCCGGCTCGGGCGCCAACGTGGAAGCCGCTCGCGGCCTCTTCATGGGCGCGCAGGCCGCGGTGGTGGCCTACGGCAGCCCGGGCACCGGCATGCGGTACTCCTGGTTCGAGGAGACCCGCGACAACGGCGACAAGGTCGTCATCTCCACGAGCTGCATCTTCGGCGTGAAGAAGGTGCGGTTCACGATCGACGGCACGGCGCAGGACTTCGGGGTGTTCGCCCTGGACACTGCCGCCGCGGCCCGCTGATCGACCACCGCCAAAGGAGCGCGACAACATGGCCTTCACCGCAAGCAACGACTACATCACCGGCCGCAAGCCGATCCCGTTCCCCGCCGGCGCCGAAGTGCTGGCGGTCACGTTCGAGATCGAACTGGCAACCGGCGACCTGGCGCTGAACACCATCGGCCAGGTGGGCATCCTGCCGGCCGGCTGCGTGCCGGTCGAGGTTCAGGTCTACCACGACGACCTGGACAGCAGCACGGCCGCCCTGGTGATGCAGGTCGGCATCTGGGACGGTTCCGGCGCGAGCCTGTCGACGGCGGCAGCCGACGGCGGCGCGCACTGGGGCGTGACGACCGCGTCGACCGCGGCGCTCAGCGAGAAGCTGGTCCGCAACGGCATTGCCCTGGAGAGCGTGCAGCGCTCGGCCGACGATCGCAAGCTGGGCGTCAAGGTCACGACCGCGCCGACGACCGCCGTCGCCGGCACGCTGGGCGTGACGCTGTTCTACATGGCCGGCCGCCCGGTGCCCTGATCTTCTTCTCTGCGGCCCGTCCGCAGTTGCGTGAACGGGGCCCATGTTGGCCCCGTTCTTTCTTCCTCGACCTGGAGTCAACATGCGCCTGCTCTGCAACATCCAGCCGCGCCGCAACGGCACCGTCAACTGCACCGGCCCGTCGGGCACGGTCTACGTCTTCCGCCCCGACGAGGCCGGCGACCTGGTGGCCGATGTCACCGACGACGGCGACGCGACGTACCTGCTGGACTTGCCTGGCGATCGCTTCGAGCCCGCTGACGAGGCCGACTTCGTCAAGGCCGAGCAGCTGCTGGCGGCCAAGAAGGCGGCCGAGAGCGACCCCGACGAGGATGACGACGAAGACGACGAGGACGTCGATCCCAACGCCCCACCGATCGAGGCCGGCACCCCGCCGAAGCCCCCGAAACCCAAGGCGCCCGGCAAGGGCAAGGGCAAGCCCGCCGCCGCAGCCTGATCGTCGATGGCCTCCTGGGACGTCTTCCTCACCGACGTGCTGGTGCACTGCCCCAGCGCGCCGATCCCGACCGTGCGGCGCGTGCTGCGGCGCTCGGCCCGGGCCTTCTGCCAGCGCACGTTCGCCTGGAAGGTCTGGCTGCCGTGCGAGCAGGCGGCCTCGCCCGACCTGACCGACTACACCATCGCGCTGCCCACCGGCGCCGAGCTGGTGCGGCTCGAGCAGGTGGTGGCGGACGGCGTGCCGGTGACGACGACGATGCAGGACGTGCCCGCCGACGACTGGACCGACGAGGACACCGCCGCCGAGATGCCCGATCGCCAGGCGGTGACCGCGGACTTGCTGACCATCACCATCACCGCGGGGCCGCTGGCCGACACGGCGGTGGTCAAGGCGCAGGTCGCGCTGCAGCCCACGCTCGCGGCGGCTGCGTGCGGGTTCGAGCTGCTGGCCACGCGCTACTTCGAGGCGATCGTGGACGGCGCGCTGGCGCGGCTGTTCGCCATCAAGGGCGCCACCTTCGGCGACAACGACGAGGCGGCCAAGTTCGGCGCCATGTTCGAGGTCGCCATCGGCCGAGCCGTCAACGACGTGTCCCGCGGGCACACCCGCTCCCGACGGCGCCCGACGGCGCACTGGTGCTGACGCATGGCCATCGCTGCCCAGGACCTGCTGCGCGAGGTCATCTCCACGCTCCAGAACGAGAACCTGCGGCGATGGAAGCTCTCGGAGCTGTGCCGCGCGTTCAACGCCTGCCAGCGCGACATCGTGACGCTGCGGCCCGACGCCGGGTCGACGATCGTCTCCCTGGCGCTTGCGCCCGGGGCCAAGCAGGGGGTGGTCGAGCCGAACAGCCGGCTGCTGCGCGTCATCCGGAACACCAGTGGGAACAAGCGCTCCATCACGCTGGTCGACCGCCGGCTGTTGGATGTCGAGGAGCCCGAGTGGCCGAACGCGACCGGCGTCACCGAGATCCTGCACTACACCTTCGACGAGATCGACCCGCGGACGTTCTACGTCTACCCGCCTGCGGCCGCCAGCGGCGCGTCGGTCGAGGCCGAGGTGGCGAGGTTCCCGAACGCGATCACGGTGGTGGCCGACGGCGCGGTCATCACCGACGTGACCGGCTCGCTCGGGCTGCCCGATATGTACGGCACCGCCGCCTACGACTACGTGTGCGCGCGGGCCTTCGAGAAGGATGCCGAGTACCGGGTGAACGCCGAGCGCGCGTCCACGCACCAGGCCAAGTTCCTGCAAGCCCTGGGAGTGGAGCAGGCCGCCACCAAGGCGAGCTCGCCGCGGCGCTCGGCCACCGAAAGCGGCACGCGGCCAGCGCGCGCGGCCGACAGCTAACCCGCCTCGAGGAGCGCGATGGCCGCCATCGACATCAAGGTGTTCGGCGGCATCCGGCCGTCGGTTGAACCGCGCAATCTGCCGGCCGAGGAGGCGCAGACCGCGCACAACCTGGACCTGCGGTTCGGCGACTTCCGCCCGGTGCGGGCGCCTGGCGCGTCCGTGGAGACGGTGCCGGAGGGCACGATCAGCATCTTCAAGACGCCGTCGGGCGTGTGGCTGTCGAGCACCACCGATACCGACTACGTCAACGGGCAGATCAACGACGCCGACACCGAGCGCGTCTACCTCACCGGGCGCTCGGCCTACCCCGAGGCCTGGCAGGACGGCGAGTACCGTCGCCTGGGCGGGCCAGCGCCCACGGTCGCGCCCACGGGCACCACCACGCCGGGCGACACCTTCACCGAGGAGGAGTACCGCGAGGCGCTGACGCGCATCTTCGAGGAGATCGTCGCGGCCAGCGTCGCGGCGCGCAGCTCCGTCACGCTGGGCAATGCGAAGCCGACCACCGGCTACCTCAGCGCCATCTGGCTTGCGCACGGCGACGACGACGAGCTGCCGACCGCCGAGGCGCGTGATATCGCGTACGCGGCGCCGATGACCGGCGCGACCACCACCGCGGCCTCGGACGCCTACCTGCTCACCCCGTCGCTGGGCGGCAAGAAGATCACGTACTCCGGTTTGGACTACTGGACGGTGCCGATGCGCTGGCTGGCCACCGGCTACCAGATCAACACCGCGGCGCTGGTGGTCTCGCTCCAGGCCATCCGCAAGCCGCCCGAGAACGTCGAGCAGCTGATCCCAGACGCGAGTTGCGCCGAGATCGCCGACCTAATCGCGGCCATCTACGACGCCGGCGAGGACCCGGCATCGAGCCTGATCGCCGCGCTGAACGCTTCGCAGACCGCCGTCATCGGCCAGGTGGCGCGCAGCGACACGGCGACCACCCGGGCCGACGCGCTGCGCGCGGCGATCTCGGCGCTGCGCACCGCGGCCGCGGCCGTCGATTCGCACTACGCCAACCTGAACGCCACGCTGCGTGACACGCTGGCGGCGCTGCTCCAGCGCTACGTGTGGATCGTCCCGCCGGCGACCGTGCAGCGCACCGAAACCCGCAGCTACATCTACACCTACGTCACCGACTGGGGCGAGGAGTCGGCGCCCAGCCCGCCGTCGCTGCTCATCACGATGGACGCGAACGACACGTTCACCGTGAACATCACCCCGCCGAGCTTCGGCGCGCCCTACGGCACGGTCGTTAAGTGGCGCCTGTACCGCTCGACCAGTTCCAACGTCGGCGCCAGTTTCAACTACGTCACCGAGGTCGACATCGACACGTTGACATTCGACGACGGGCTGCTGGCCGAGGAGTTGCAGGAGCCCTGCCAAACCGCGACGTGGATCGAGCCGCCAGCCGACCTGGTCGGCCTGGTCGCCCTGCCCAACGGGATGCTTGCCGGGTTCCGCGACGGCACCAACATCCTGTGCCTGTGCGAGCCGTTCCACCCGTACGCCTGGCCGGAGGAGTACCAGCATGCGGTGGACTTCAACC